CCGATACAAATGAGGCAGCAATCGCTATTATGGTGAATATGAGTGAAGAGTGGAGAGAAAGTATTATAGAGGCAGATTCTATTGAAGCGATGAGAGCAAGAGCTGCTAAAAGAAGAAAGCAACGCTATGGGGCTAGCGATACTAGTCGCGGAGGACGTGATGACTTTAGACCATATACTGAAGATGATTACAACAGACCTGGACCAGGATCACAGGCAAAGGAATCTTAAGACCACTTTCCAAACTGGCACACTAGAGGGTCTCACCACCCTCTTTTTTTGTATAAACTTGTATAAATAATAGTGTGGAGTAAAAAGAGTGTGCCCTAATGAGAAATACTTATTATACCTATGCCTGGTTGAGAGAGGATATGACCCCTTATTATGTGGGTAAAGGTATTCGTAATAGGGCATATTGTCCCCATAGAAGAGGTGATATTTATATTTCTCCCCCACCAAAAGATAGAGTTCTCTTCTTAAAGAAGAACTTAACAGAGTTTGATGCCTATAAACACGAAAATTATATTATTTCTATTCTTGGGATAAAAAGTGAAGGTGGTATATTAATCAATATGTCTTATGGTGGTGAGGGAAGTTCTGGTAGAGTTTTAAGTGAAGAAACCAAAGATAAAATAAGACAAAAAAATAAAAATAAAAAACTAACAGAAGAACAAAAAGAATTAATTTCTAAACAAGTGTCGCAAAGAAGATGGTGGAATAATGGTGAGGTAGATAAGCACACTATTGAATGTCCTGGTGATGGTTGGGTTCTTGGGAGATTATATTCAAGAAAGTTAAGTGAAGATGAAATAGAAAATCTTAGGAAAATAAACACAGGAAAATATGTAAGTGAAGAAACTAGACAGAAACAAAGTATTTTAAGGAAGGGTAAAAAACTTACAGATGAACATAAGAGAAAAATAAGTCAAGCATCTAAAAGACTGGGACTTATTCCACCATCAGCGATGGGCAAAAAATGGTGGAATGATGGAGTTTCACAAAAATTATGTTTTGAGTGTCCTGGCGATGAGTGGGTAAGAGGTAGGGTCCAGTTTAAAAACTGTCCTAGTGGTGATGCGTAAGTCGTAAGGTTGGACTATGATACTCACATATCACACAAACTCAAATGACCGTTAATTACGAAATCAAAGGGATGCTCGCCAAACTTCTGGCGGAAGAAGATATTGTAGTGGAGCATAAGAAAGTTGATACTGCTTGTTTTAATGTTCATACTCGTGTGCTTACACTTCCTATGTGGAAAGCGAGCAGTACTGTTGTGGATCTTCTTGTAGCACACGAAGTTGGGCATTCAAGAGAAACCCCAAATTTTGATTGGACTACGCAAGTCAAGATTCCTCCGCAGTTTGTGAATGTGGTGGAGGATGTGCGTGTTGAGAAACTGATGAAGCGTCGTTATCCTGGTCTTGCCAAGACCTTCTACAGTGGTTATAAGGAACTTCAGGATCAAGATTTCTTCTTGATTGGTGATGATAATGTCACCAACTATAATCTTGCCGACAAGGCAAATCTTCACTTCAAGGTTGGTAACTTCCTGAAGATTGATTTTAATGCCGATGAGCAAGAAATCATCAATATGATTGGTGCCACCGAAACCTTTGAACAGGTTCTTGATGCCGCAGAAGTTCTGTATAATTTCTGTAAGCAAGACAAACAGGAAGAATCTGTTGATGATATGAATTCTCCTGAAAATCAAACCAGTGGATCTTCTTCTAATTCTGGTGCTTCTGATTTTGAGAATCAGGAAGAGGGTGAGAATGATGCTGAAGAAACTGATGGTAATAATCGTCCCGATTCAGATCAGGATGGGCAGAGTGATAACAAAACTTCTTCTGAAAAACCCGATAAGACTTCTTCCGAAGGTGGGGAAACGAATGATCCTGAAGTCAAAACGATGAATTCTCTTGAGGAATCTCTTAAGAATCTTGTTTCTCATAATGTTCAGGAGAACACCTATGTGGAGATTCCTAAACTTGATCTGAAGCAGATTATCGTTTCTAACAAGGAAATTCACGATAAATGTAAGAAGACTTGGGAAGAGAATTCTTCTTATGTGTCTTTTGATCATTTTGATAAGCAGTTTATTGAGTTCAAGCGTAATGCTCAAAAGGAAGTCAACTATCTGGTAAAAGAGTTTGAATGTCGCAAGGCAGCAGATTCTTATGCCCGTGCCACAACTGCCCGAACTGGTATTCTGGACTGTTCTAAACTTCATACCTACAAGTATAATGAGGATCTGTTCAAGAAAGTGACTACTCTTGCCAACGGTAAGAATCACGGTCTTGTGTTTATTCTGGATTGGTCTGGATCTATGCAAGACGTTCTTCTTGATACTATTAAGCAACTTTATAATCTGATGTGGTTCTGTAAGAAAGTTGCCATTCCTTTTGAGGTTTATGCCTTCACTATGGATTATCCTGTTGTTTCTTATGAAGACGGTAAGGTTAGTAATACTCGCCAAACTGCCTATCAGAAGCGTGAGGGTCTTCTTCAAGTTTGTGAGTGGTTCTCTATGATGAATCTTTTTACCAGTAAAGTAAATGGTAAAACTCTTGAGGAGCAAATGAAGAACATCTTTCGTGTTGCTAAGACTCTTGGGGGGTATTCCTATCCCATTCCACCTGGTCTCAATCTTTCTGGAACTCCTCTGAATGAGGCGATGATTGCTCTTCACGAAATTCTTCCTAAATTCCAAAAGGAGAATAAACTTCAGAAGGTTCAGTGTGTTGTTCTTACTGATGGTGAAGGGCAGCAGGTTCGTTATCATAAGGAATTCAATCGTGCCTGGGAAAAAGAACCCTATCTTGGATTGAATAGTGTAGATTCCGCCACGATTCTTCGTGATCGTAAAACTGGAAATACCTATAATCTTGGTAGTAACTGGTGGGATGTTACCGATATTCTTCTTCGCAATCTTCGGGATAAGTTTACCGATATTAACTTCATCGGCATTCGTGTTCTTGAGAGTCGTGATTCTGGTTCCTTTATCCGCCGCTACTGTGGGTATTATGGTGATCAATACGACAAGGCGATGAGTGGTTGGAAGAAAGAAAAGGCATTTTCTCTCAAAAATACTGGGTATCACATCTACTTTGGTCTTTCTGGAAGTGCCCTTTCTCAAGATACTGAGTTCTCTGTATCTGAGGATGCTTCCAAATCACAAATCAAAAATGCCTTTGTGAAGAGTCTGAAAACCAAGAAAATGAACAAAAAAGTTCTGGGTGAGTTTATTGAACTGGTTGCCTGAATAAATACCTGAAAGAGTTTTTAACAATAATGAAGACTTTTCAGGAATTTATGGTAGAATGCTATTCCATTCAAGAGACTTCTCTTACTCGTGTAATGAGTAAGTCTGAAAAGGGTGGGATGGCAATTCTCTCAGGTCAAAGGGGAGATAAATCCAAATCAGAAAATAATGCAAGGTCTGCAAGAACTGAAAGAAGAATTAGAGGTGCTGGTCTTCCAGGACCCACTAAAGTTTCTGGACGTTATACAGAAAATCCAGGAACCCCAGAAGAGGAAAAGGTGAGTGAAAAATCTCACGTAATTTCTTCTGGCAAAATGGGTAAGAGAAGGTTTAAAAAGACTATAGAGAAACTTGGAACTGAAGGAGGACTCAAACAGAAGCGTAATACTCCTGCAGGGTCCTCTAAAGACGACCAAGATTCTGTATTGATTCAAAGAAAACCTGGTAGTTCTGCTACACTTAAAGGAACATCCAAAACATCTTGGCCTGGTAAAGGTAAAAATGTTGGAGTTGGAAAAATGAAACCAGGAAGAACTGGTGAGTTTGATACAAAAGTCAAAAACAAAACATTTACTTATGAAAACTAAATTTCCATTTGAACACGTAATTAAATACGACACTAAAGAAATCTGGATTAGATGCACCAGTAGCATTACTGCTATGGGCATTCCTACACTTGTTGAAAAGTATTATCCCGGATATACTGGACATATTGCAAGTGAAGACTATTTGAATAAACTACGCAATTAAATTTATAAATAACTAAAAAGTATTTGTAAAATGGACGCACAAGAACTTCGCAATCTTCAAGAAGCATATTTGGAAGTTGCTATGAATGAGTTGGATGAAGAACAATCCCCTATCCCTAGAGGAACACCTATGAATAAAAGGTGGCCATATATAAGTAACAAGGATCCTGAATTTCAAACTGCCTTAGATAGAGTAAATAAAAAGAAATCTAAAAAGAAAGATGTAAGTGCTGAAAGTTATGATCTTTACGACATCATTCTCTCACATCTTCTTGATGAGGGTTATGCTGATACTGAGCAAGCAGCACAAGTCATTATGGTGAATATGAGTGAGGAGTGGAGAGAGAGTATTTGTGAAGAACTCACTGGTGAAAGAAAAAAGAGAGCACTTCAGATAGGAACTGAACTAGCAAAAAGAGTTGCTCTTGCAAAAGAAGGACAACCTATAACAAGAAAAGGTCCTCCATATCTTGGAAGCACTAAAAAAGCACCCTCTAAAAGGGGGGGATCTGGAATTAAAGGTGACATTAAAGCAGTATGGACTGGGTATGCAGACGACAGAGGAAGTGGTAATAAATCAAGAAGAAGAAGAGGAATAAAAGTTCAAGATACAAGTGATGAGTTGTGAGTGATAACTGAAAACCACTTTCCAAACTGGCACACAGGGGGTCCCACGACCCCCTTTTTTCTTGTATAATTACTTCAGTTAAACAAAACAAACTAACTACATTATGCCTCGCAAAATTTCCGTGACTGACGAACAACTGATTTCTGATCTCCGATCTTCCTTTGGTACTGAAATTTCCGCTGGTGACATTCGGGGATTCTGTGCCTCTCGCAGTCTCAATTATCAGACTGTTACTCGTCGCCTTGAATCCTTCAAGACAGATCGTGGTCGCTGGAACCTTGAAGTGACTCAAGAGCGTGTTGAAGAGATTGAACGCACTTTCCATTCTCCTGCGGCTCTTCCTGCGGTCGAACAAAACCTCATTCCTGAAAAAGATGATACCTTCGTCAAGTTTGGTAATTTTAACGATATCAAAAAAATTATTCAGTCCCGTCTTTTCTATCCTACGTTCATTACGGGTCTTTCGGGTAATGGTAAAACGTTCAGTGTGGAGCAAGCGTGTGCTCAACTGAAGCGTGAACTGATTCGTGTTAACGTTACAATTGAAACTGACGAGGATGACCTGATTGGTGGTTTCCGCCTGGTCAATGGTGAAACTGTTTGGCACAATGGACCCGTGATTGAGGCACTGCAGCGAGGAGCAATTCTGCTTCTGGATGAGATTGACCTTGCTTCTAACAAGATTCTGTGCCTTCAATCTGTTCTTGAAGGAAAAGGTATCTTCCTGAAGAAGATCGGACGTTTCGTGAAACCTGCTGCAGGATTCAACGTATTTGCCACTGCAAACACCAAAGGTAAGGGTTCTGATGACGGTAGGTTCATCGGCACTAACGTTCTCAACGAAGCGTTCCTTGAGCGTTTCCCTGTGACCTTTGAGCAATCATATCCTGCCGTTGCCACCGAACAGAAGATCCTTGAGGGTATTTCTCTGGATCTTGGTCTTGAGGATCGTGATTTCTGTAAGCGGTTGGTTGATTGGGCAGATATTATCCGTAAGACCTTCTATGATGGTGGTATTGAGGAAATCATCAGCACTCGCCGCCTGGTTCATATTATCCGTGCTTACAGCATCTTTGGCGATAAGGCAAAGGCAATTCAGGTGTGTGTCAACCGTTTTGATGATGAAACCAAGACTGCCTTCCTAGAACTGTACGATAAGGTTGATGCTGACTTCGTGATGCCTGTTCAAAGTGAACTCAAGGTTGACGAGCAACCTCAATTCTGATATAATTGGGGGAGGTTAATTATGACTTCCCCCTTATTTTATTTTTACTATGGCAGATAGCAAAGATCATTTTTGGAAATACAACGAAGATAAGACTCTGAAAGAAATTGAAGAGTATCTTGCCAGCACTTATTATTCTCATTATACTTCTGAGCAATCCAAAACTCAAACTCTTGATTTGATTGAAAGTATTGGTGATGCCGAAGCATTTACCCGTTCAAATGCAATCAAGTACCTTTCTCGCTTTGGTAAGAAGAATGGTAAATCTAAGATGGATATTTTGAAGGCAATTCATTACTGCATTCTTCTTTATAATTTTGCTGGTCTTCACGAAAACAAATCTGACCAATACCAATATTGATTATGAAAATCCAAGACAAAACTATGAAACTCTCTGACAATACCTGTGCTCTTCTCAAGAACTTTGCTGGTATTAATAATTCAATTCTTGTGAAAAAAGGTAATCGTCTTCGTACTATTTCTGTTGCCAAAAACATTCTGGCAGAGGCAGAGATCACCGAAGAGTTCCCCCGCGATTTTGCCATTTATGATCTGAACCAGTTTCTAAATGGTATTAGTCTTCATCAGGATCCCGATCTTGATTTTACTGAAGAGTCTTACATCACTATTCGTGAAGGTAAGCGTAGGGTGAAGTATTTCTATGCCGATCCTAATGTGATTATTTCTCCTCCCGAAAAGGAGATCCAACTGCCTTCAAAGGACGTTTGTTTCCAAGTTGATAGTGTAACTCTGGAGAAACTGGTTAAGGCAGCAGGTGTTTATCAACTTCCAGATCTTTCTGCGGTCGGTGAGGCAGGAGTGATCCGTCTGGTGGTTCGGGACAAGAAAAACGATACTTCTAACGAATACTCCATCGTTGTTGGTGAAACGAACAAGGAATTTACCTTCAACTTCAAGGTTGAGAACATCAAGATCATTCCCGGATCTTATGATGTGGTTGTGTCAGAAAAACTACTGTCACAGTTCAAGAATACAAAGTATAACCTCTGCTATTATATTGCTCTGGAACCTGATAGTACTTTTGGTTGATGGAATTTCTTCTTTATTTGACTCCTATAGGTCGTGAGATTATTCAAAATGTTATTCGTGCAAAGTATTCAGTTAAAGAAAATGTTGAGTTTTGTAGGGACAAAAACTTTTTTGGATATGTTAATACTAACAAATTAGTTATTTGTACGAATAACATTAAACATAGTGGAAATGATGTTAAGTTTTATGTAAATGAAACTGTATATCACGAAGCAACTCATGTTGCTCATATGTGCAGAGGATATAAACCTTTTTATATTCCATTAAAAGATATGCCTCTTCCACAAAGTAAACTTCAAGATATTGAAAAATCTGTTAGAATGTCTACCTCATCCAGACAGATAGAACACGAAGCCTATTGGATGGAAGATAAACCAGAACAAGTTAAGTATGTAATTCAAAAGTATTGTTTCTGATGAACATCTTTGCAACTTCTCCTTGGCCTGCTGAGAGTGCTATCTGCCTCCCTGACAAACACGTTGTCAAGATGCCGCTAGAGTGCTGTCAAATGCT